TGATTAATATATCTAAACTGTTCATACTTAGCCCCTAACTTAGGGCCGATGGGCTCACTATCCGAGTTAGCCCACTCGGCGTTTGTAGTAATAGTATGGGGCTGCCTACTGACAAATTACAAGCACGACACGCTAGCGCGCTAGTTTACCCTCGATTAGTAACTCATAAATTCTATCTACCTGGGTCTCTATGCGATCCACACGGCCTCTTAGGTTATGGCCGCCGTTATTATCAGGCACCAGCTCTGCCAGTATTGACTTGACCAAAAAGCGCAGGCCCATATAGAGCGCAGACAGGATAGCCAGTAGGCCCACTACAACAGCTATCCACGCCTGCGCATCCATCTACTTAGACCCTATGCCAAACTGCTTTTCATTAGGCGCTATGGCCTTTAGCAAAGGCCCTACAAGGCCTGCTATAAAAGCATTAGCCAAAACCTTTGGATCTGTAATACCGCTCATATACAAGACTGCCGCGCAGGTTACTGCGTGTCGTAGATACGACAGGCCAGCGGCTGTAAGTTGCTCTTTCATTTATTGCCCCTTTTCTAGCCCTAGTTTGGTTATTAACTCTGCAGCTTTTGCAGGGCCAATACTTATCTCAAAATGCATATCGTCCGGTCTTGTCTTAAAGTCTCCGCCCCACTTAAGGCCATACTTTTTAGCAAGCGCCCGGATCATAGGTACTTTCTCAGCTGCAAAGGTGTCGTACTTGCCTAGCGGATGCTTTGTAGCATTAAGGTCTATAGCCGTGCCGGATGAGTGACACGATAGCCTTGTAGGATCCCCTCGTACCATCCTGTAGGCATAGCCCCAGTCGTCAAAAGTACCCTCATCTATCGGCTCTATCAGATCGTGAAACTCCGCAGCAAAGGCGGCTAATAACGGGCCCACGCTATTAGCACACCTAAGCCTCCGAGCCGTACCGTCTACTGAGTACGCCTTTATGCCGATCTCTGCCGGATCTTTAGAGGCCGGATATCCGTTATAGCTTGTCTCCATTAGCCCAGTAATGCAGCTACTTCATCGGCCGATAGTCCGAGCTTGTCCAGCACCGCTTGCTTAGCTGCATCTTTAACGGCTTGCTCTGCCTTCTTTGTTTCTTGCTCGGCATCTATTTCTACTTGCGCTGCCTTAGCCGCTGCAATTTCTTTAGAGGTATAAGGTCTAATAGTTTCTTCACCTGTTGTTATATCTACTATTTTTTCTGTGTATTCCATTATGCCGCTCCATATACATAGATAGTGCCTGTGTCAAAAGTGCCTGCAGTTGTTGTTAACCCAATACTAGAGATCGTATTTGTATCACTATAAATTCCTTGGAAAATTGTATTTGCAGTATCAACACCGTCTGAAACAATACCGCTCACGCCACTTAACATTTTTATTCCAGAGGTATTTGCTCCAATAATTTGCATACCGCCAGCAGCATAACCAGCGACACCGCCCATACCTGCAAAATCTAAACTTGCAGCTGCATTTTTTATTTTTGCATAAAAAATGTCTCTAGAATAAGAGGCATTAGAAAAGGCACTCAATCCAAATTGTGAATAAACTGATCCAGTATTGCCGTTAATAACCCACCTAAAAGTTGCACCAGAGGAAGTTCCTGAAGCTAAAGTGATTAGGCAAAAAACCATATCCATACCACTTATGCCGCTTATTGTTGTGGTGCTACCACTTAAGGCGGTACCGCCTGAATTTAACAAACTAAAGCTTTTTCCAGTTGCCGCCGGCGTTGCCCATTTTAATCCTGTTGCCTCGGCTGAGTCTGCTGTAAGTACGGTGTTATTAGCACCCACTGCGATACGGCTAAAAGCATCCGCGCCTGTACCTGCTACTAGATCGCCTTTAGCATCTATCGCTGTTGCCATTGAGTTAGTTACCGTTACTGTGCCGCTAGTGCCGCCGCCACTGATACCGATACCTGCCGTTACGCCTTCAATATCACCTGTAGCACCTGAGGCTACCCAAGCTGCACCATCGTAATACCATAGGCCGTTAGTGTCTTTAGTAAAAGCAAACTGGCCTTCTTGTGGTGCCGTAATAGCTGCATCTCGAGCAGCTGTAGTAGCAAAGACGTTAATGCCTTGCATAAGGTAGCCGTTTGTATCACCTGCCGTAAGTACCTCACCTGTTACAAAGGTCTTAAAACCTAATCCAGCTGCCATAACCTATCTCCTTAGTACGCTAACACAGAGGTATCGAGCACTCCGTATAGTGATGAGTTTAGTATAAAGCCATCGATAATAGGCTCTAGTGTTGTAAATGTCGTTTTCCAGCTGCTAGGCGTTACCTTGTGGGTAACACCAAACACTTGCAGAGTCTGCACAAGGGTAGAGCTGCCAGGCTGATTAGTAGTAATTGTAATAGGGTCAAAAAAATCTAGCCCTAACGCTGCCTCTATGCCTGCATCGTAATTGTTGGTGTATAAATCTAGCTCTATGGCATCGCATCTAGTCTGCGTATCTTTACGGCTGGCTACATAGGCTTGTGCGTAGTTAAGGGCATCTGCGTTTGTGTTCATAACTAGGTTTGTTTGGCTGTAAGAGTGTAAAAAAAACTCATCTATAGAGTCTTGATCCTGATCTATTTGAGCCGTGCCACCTATTTTTGTAATAGATGCTGAGTTATAGACAAGGGTATCGTCTAGGCGCCATACGGCATTAAAATAGCCAATAGCTGTGCCGTTATCGTTAAAAATGACAGGTGGCAACGCCTGGGATGTGACACAAAAATCACGATCTTTCAGGGTTAGCGACCCTCTAGCGTCTATATAGATTGCGCCGTACTCAGAGATAGTAGCCGTCTGTAGAGCTGCAAGGGCTGTGCGCGGCGTGCCTGGGTCTGCCTGGTAGATCGTATCGCCGTACAAAATCTCTCGCTGAGATGGTGGCCAGGCTATCTCATCTAAAATAGCGTTTACGCGCTCGCCAGGTAAATCACCAGCAGAGGCTAGGGTGACTGTTGTAATCTGACTATTCTGAAAGAGTCTAAAAGCATCTACGGCTGTAATAGTTGTGAAAACTACATCATTAGCCGTCTTAGGCGTAGTAGTTGTATAGCTAGTAATAAAGCCTGAGAACATAGGCCAGTCAAGGCCATCATAGGTTGCAGTTATCTGCACTTTACGCATAGGCGTTAAAAGCCCTGTGTACGGCCCGTTAACATTTTGTGGGTTAAAATCACCGTTCTGATCTACAATTCTAAGATTGAGCGTGCCTGTTTGGAATATGTCGGCCTGTGCGTTACGGCCGCGTGTAGTAGTGATGCTATCTACCTGGCTAGATATGTCCACAATTACAGCAGCAGCATCTGCGAGCACGTTTGTACCTAAGATGCCGCTATCTAAAAGCAAAGCTTGGGCAAAGGCCGGGCCAGTAGAAAAGTTAATAATGGCGTTGATTACAGGGACGGTCACTCTACACCTGCTGTAAATAGAGGATCGCCGTTTCTTGTTAGCGTCTGTATTGCGTCCTGAACAATAGTTGTCAGCTCACTTTCGGCAATTACAGAGCCTTCAACATTGACTGTGACATTTGTTGTAGGGTTCCCAGCCCCTGCAAGGTCTGCAGCATCTGCTGCTGCTTGTGCGCTGGCAGCTTGTACCGCTGCTGCGTAAGCTGCTGCTTCTTGTGCCAAGATTGCTTGCAGATTTGCTAAAGCAGCAGAGGATGTAGCCATAAAATCTGTAACAGTTGCAGTAGTTGCATTTGTCAGAGCATTAGTCGCGTTGCTATACAACAAATCTAAGGCATCTGCGGCAGACTGTGAAGTATCTACAATAGTTACAGCTGTTGCCACTGTAGAGGATGCTATGGCTGTGTTAGTCGCATCTGTAGCAGATGTAGTAGATGACCCAATAGCCTCTGTTGCAGTTGATGATGTAGATGTAAGTGCAGCATTAGCAGTAGCTGTTGCAGCGGCTGCAGCATCAGATGCTAACTTTGAGGCAGATGTGGTTAATGTTGTAAGTCCTGTTGTAGCAGTAGCAAAGGATGTAGTAATGCCATCCACAGCCATTGCAAAGGATGATGAGAATTCTTGTAGGTTTGGCTGAATAACAGTAGTTGCTACCTTGCTAGTAAAGGATGACCACTCTGTGCCAGAGGCAGTAATAGCTGTGCCTACACCACCTATAGAAGTAGTGAGAGCATTTATAGATGCAGTAAGAGGATCGATAGACCACTGGCCAAAAGGATCTGCTATTTGCATAGCCATAGCTGTCGCTAATAAATCTGCAAGGCCTTTAGTCTTTTCCTGAGACTTTTCTAATGCTTTCTGATACTTATCAGCATTTTCTATATTTTCTTCCTCAATGGCCTTCATAAGGTTGAGGCGGATCTTATCTTCCTCAGATAATTTAGTCT